AGGACAGGATTATAACCTTGAACAGTAAACTCATGAAAGGCTCCTAAAGGTTTTTTCTCCAAAAGAGCAAATTTTATTCCCAAAAGAATAAGTATGGAATTGAGATATTATGCTGGCAAATGTATGTGTTATGCACAGTTATTGTATTTCTGGTATACAAGATACAGAAATTAATTTAAATATTTTCAATGCCCTCCGTCCAATTCCTTATCTTTAATTGATCTTTGAACATTGGGTAAGAAGAGATTTTCTCTTTGCAAGAAGACAAGATTTAATATTGACGGTATTTCTTAGCCTAAAGTGAAAAACCGGCAGCAACACGAATTAAGGTTTATAATCGAAGGAAAATGGCAGGTTCAGACTATAATATTTCAAGAAGGACTTAAATCAATAATACCTCTGGCTTACCAAATAAGCGCTATTAAGAAAAAAATCTGTTCTGTTTTTGTCAGAAAAGCTAATACTAATAATTTTAAATGCAAATTTGATTCTAAAAATATTTTGAATTTTTAGATTTAATGTAAATATTTTATAATCAATACATTATAAAATCAAATTATAAAGTTAAATAAGCAACTCATCGAATATGAGCCCGGGGTGTTTTTAGTTCTATCATAAAATTCATCCCTTACCACAGAATTTTAAATCCTGAAAGATGCGCTTCAAAACCGCAGTAAGTTACTGCGGTTTTGTCTTTTTGAATGGAGACATGTCCCTTGACAGGAAAAGTCAGGGGACTTATTTTTATTAGGAAGTTACAAGTGGCAAGTTACAAGTTGCAAGAATCCTGAAATTTCCGAATTGATAAAGATGACCACTCTACTGGAAAACACGCAATTCCTGCTGGAAACTCAGGCGGAATTGACTCTGCTCCCGTTGATACTGCCAGAAGCCCCGAAGCTGGAATCCGAGGCCCGGGACCAGCGCATCACCGAGGATAACATCGAAGCCGCCAAGGGTTTGCCCATTTATATCACCAATTTCATTGGTTCCAAGCAGGATTTGACCGACTGGATTTGGAAGAACACTCCGGACGGGGTGAAGAGCGTGCTGGACGCGTTTAGCGGCAGTGCGGTAGTGGGATATATGTATAAGCAGAAGGGGCTGAGAGTAATCTGCAATGACCGCCTGCGCTATTGTTATCATATCGCCAGAGCGATTGTGGAGAATCAAAAGGTTACCTTATCAGATGACGATTTAACCGCACTGTTGAAGGAAAATCCCAAAGCGGGGAATTTCATTCAGGAAACCTTCCGGGGCAAGTTTTTCCAGACCGGGGTGCACGCATTGATTGACAACCTCCGCACCAATATCGACTCCCTCTCCGGGTATAAGAAAGATATGGCTTTGTTTATATTGGGCAAGACCTGCATATCAGCAGCGGGGAGCTTTGGTCATTTCCAGTCCGCCAATAACAAGGGAGCCAAGGACCGCTATCCCGATACTCCCAAGGAATTCATTGAGCGCTTCAAGCAGAATTTCGAGCGCATCAACGGACTGGTCTTCGATAACGAGCAGGAAAACAAAGCCTATCGCAAGGATATTCTGGAAATCTTTGACGTGGTCAAGGTCGATTTAGCCTATTTCGACCCGCCTTACGCCACCCATTTTTCGGTCACCAATTATGAGACTTCCTATCATTTCATCGAAGGCTTGATGACCTACTGGAAGGGATTGGAGATAGACGAAGAGAGCAAGGTGAAGAAATACAAGACCGAGCATCAGACGGTAACGCAGGCGAACGCGGAGGAGTTTTTCGACAATGTGTTTGCAAAAGCCAAGGGGATAAAATACTGGATTGTATCCTACCGGGACAAAGCGTATCCCGATGAAAGGACGATGAAGGAGCTAATCGCCAAGCAGGGGAAAGCATCGAGGATGAAGAGCCACGATCATACCTATAGTTTAGGTGGTAAAAACCGTGAGGGTGAGGCTTCGCACGGCAAGGAGCATCTATTCATCTGCGGACCGGAAGAAGGTAAATCCGGCGCCGAGGCGGATGATATCCCACAGGATTTCAATCCCCTAGTGACGGCGGTGGACCTGTTCTGCCAGCCATTGATTTTCGAGGATTTGCAGATTATGGGAATGGAAGAGGAGGGGCAATTCATAACCGCGGAGGAAGCGAACCAGTATATCGCCAATTATATGGGGAGCAAGCGGAAGCTGATGTCTTGGATTTGGGCGCACACACCGGAAGGGGTGGAAACGGTGCTGGATTTGTTTTCCGGCGGCGCTAATGTGGCTTATTACTACAAGAAGAAGGGATTAAAAGTCATCGCCAATGATTTATTGAAATACCCTTATCACATTGCGAGAGCCGTGGTGGAAAATTCTTCGGTGACTATATCCGAGGAAGACATAGAGATGCTATTATCGGAAAATAAAGAAGCCGGAGACTTCATTGTGCGGAATTTCCACGGCTACTATTTCACCAAGCAGATATTGGAATTTTTAGATAATACTTACGCCAATATTCAAAAGCTCTCCGGCTATAAAAAAGACCTTGCCCTGTTTGCGCTGGGGGCTTCCTGCAAGGCGAAGAGTTCTTTTGGGGAGTTCCACCGCTCGAAGAAAGCTTTGACCAGACCTTTGAGCGAATACCCATCCTTGGAAAAGCACAAGGGCTCGCAGTTAGGGAATATTCCTATCATTGAATTCAAAGAGAGCTTCGTCCGCTATATCAAGCATGCCAATTCCTTAGTTTTCGATAACGGTAAGGAGTGCAAAGCATACAATAAGGAGGCGCTGAAGCTGTTGCCGGAGGTGCAGGCGGATGTGGTCTATGCCGACCCGCCCTATATCACCGAGTTCAATTTCAACGACTACGAAGCGGATAACCACTTTGTGGAAGGATTGATGACTTGCTGGCAGGGGAAGACGCTGAATGAGAATCACCGCAAGGATTTTGAGTCCCGCACCAAATACAATAAGGAAAGCATCGCCGAACTTATCAAGGGCTTCGTTGAGGGGGCAGCGGAAATGGGGGCGCATCTCTTGATGAGTTACCGGGATAAGGCGTTTCCCACTTCCAAGGAGCTGCAGGAATTAATGGAGGCGCGGTTTGGGGAAGTGGAACTGCACAAGAAGTCGGTGCAATACACCATTGGCATCCGCAGCGGGAGCAAGCACGACGCTAAGGAGTATTTATTTGTAGCCACCAAGCCCCGTAAGGGCAAAGCCACCGCGGCAGAAGACGAATTAGCGCCGATTGAGATACCTTGGGAATGGAGCTGGGGTCCGGAAGCGAACGCCATCATCGATAAACTCGGCTGGGCGGGATTGGCGAAAGCCTGCGCCTATGTGAATCTGGATTATCCTTCCAGAGAGCATGATGGCAAGTATCCGGTAGCCAAACAGGCCTATTTCCTGCCCTACCGTAAGATTATCGATGGTAAGTTGATGGTAATCTGGAGAGGCGTGGCGGCAGCCATGGCGGCTTTAAATGGGGCACGCGGCGGGGTGAAACTATCTAAAGAAGCCAGAGAGCATGCTTATGAAATATTATCGAAGTGGTATAAAGCTTTCGAAAGGGAGGCGCCGCCCTTGAAAGCGGAAGCGGACTGCCGGGTAGACCGAAACCTGCACGCCAAATTCAACGGCGAAATCCTGCTTTCCGAAGCCGGTGAAAGTGAGGACAAGTCGTCCGACCCGCCTGCCAGCGGAAAAGACCCCGCCTTTGTCTTCATTTTGACTCACGCCGGGGCTAACAAAAACGGTGACTATTTCCCGCCGGAAGAATTGAAAGCCAATCACGGCACGGCGGTGAATACCAAGATCGATTTCAAGCATTCGCAGGATTTGACCGACATCGTGGGGGGTGTGATGGATGCCAAGTATGTGGATTCTGAGGGCGGATATGTGGAATGCGTGGGTTCGCTGTTCGTAAACGATTCACCAGCGGCCAAGCTGGCTTACAAGTTAATCAAGCAGGGGATAGTTTCGCAGGTGTCGATGGAGTGCGAGTATGCCGAAGGGGAGTGTTCGGTGTGCGGGAAGCGTTCCAAGTCGAAGGCGGATTACTGTATGCATCTGCGGCAGTACAAGGGGAAGCAGTTCCGGGGGGAGATGGTTTACGAGAAGCTAAATGATATCGTCTTCACCGGCTGCGGGCTGCTGGATAGAAAGGGCGCTGATCCGGGGGCGGTGATTAAGAGCGTGGCGAATAATGGAAGTAAATTAATTAAGAAATCAAATATAAATATTGGAGTAAAGAAAATGGAGACGGAAGCGACATTCCGGGCCTTTCTGAATGCGCAGAAGGTGCAGCGGGAAATCTGGCCTATGACCAATGCGCTTGAAGGATATTTATCGGGAATTCTGAAGAAATTTTCCGAGGAGGAGATCGGTGGCGAAGAGCTGGTGAGCAGAGCGAATGAATGCCTGAGTTCCTTCAGCGCGGAGATGAAGGCTTTGGTGGATACTTTGAAGAGCGCCGCCAACGCGGCAGTCGCCGCCAATGAAGACGAGCTCAAGAAGCTTAAGGAGGAAAATGAAACGCTTAAGAAGCAAGTGAATGACCTGCAGAAGAAGCTGGAGGAATACGAGGCGGAGAAGAGCAAGAGCAAGAAGAAGGCGAAGGCAACTGAATTAGTGAAGAAGTGGGAGGGGCGGGGCAAGACCTTCGAAAGCGAAGATGCGAGGACGGCGGAAATAGAACGGTTAGCAGGATTAGACGATTCCGCTTTCGCCGCCACCGAGCAAGTCATCGAGCAATTGAAACCGGCTGGTAGTGGGGGCAACGGGGGCAAGCCCAAGTCGGAAGCGGGTGATAAGGGCGCTATGCGCATCGATGCCGGGGTGGAGCCGGAAGCTGTGGATGACGGCGCTCTTTCGCCGCAGGACAAATTAGCGGGCGGACTGCAAAAAGCCCGGCAGGAACTAAAACGGTAAATAATCAAAAGAATTTCATAGGAGTAATTTTAAATGGCAATAAACGAAGTATTTTTCAATCCCTGCCATCCCGGTTTAGCCTATGGCGATGGGGATTTGAAAGGTCCGGGCACTCCCGGACAGGCGGTCAAATTAACCGGCGATGACGAGTTCAGCGTCTGTGCGGCGGTGACCGATGTGGCGGTGGGGATACTTGGCAGCATCAATCTATTGGAAGCGCAGGAGGTTTTGGGGGCGCTGCCAGCCGCTACCGACTTGAATAAGGCGGTCATTTGGATGAACGGCGGGATTTACGAAACCGAAAAATTCACCGCGGGAGTGGCGGCGGGGGACGATTTAATGTTCGATACCAACGCTGGTGAAATCAAGAAGTGGGTCACCGGAACGCCAGTTCCGCAGGTAATAGGGAAAGCATTGGCGGTGAGCGGCGGTATCTTAAAATTCCGCCTTAACCTGTAATCAAGGAGAACAATAGAATGAATGTCAAAGGATTATCTAAGAAAGAGTTTGAAACTCTGTCGGCGGAAATACGCAAAGCCTTTGCGGATAAGGAAGGCGGGATGATGTCCATCGCCGCCGCTATCGCCCCGGCGATTTACGACGCCATCGCGGAGAAGGAAATCGCTTCGCTTTTACTTACTCAGCATAATTTGCCCAAGGGCGAAGCCGCGAAATACGATAAAATCCGGGAAGTGAAGGCTTACTGGATTGCCAAGGGCGGGCGGGTGCACCAATCCAATGTCAATGATGAGGAAGTGGAGTTCACCATCGATAGGGTGGCTTCGGCGCCGCAGGTGGATATTTCGGTTTTGCAGAATGGAGACATCTACCGTCTAACCGATATGGAGACCTGGGCGGCGGACGCTATCAGGAAGCAGTTGAACCGCCGGGCTATCAATGTGATTTCCGCCGCGGTGCCGGAAGGGAATACGGTGACCGCCACTGGGGGTGTTCTGACGCCTACCGCCTTAAACGAAGCCATCGCCTTAATTGAAGACAAGGACTTAGCGGTGAAGTATCTGGTGCTAAGGGGCGCACGGTTCAATGATATGCGGGATTGGGATCTCGATCCGGTGACGCAGCGGGAGCTGTTGGAAAAAGGCATCATCAAGAACGCTTCCGCCGATGCGGGGGAAGTATTGATCATCCCCGATGAAGAGGTGGGGAAATATGCTATCCGCCAGACCATCGCGGTGGAGCCGGACAAGCAGCCTTCCGCTTTCAAGGTGGGCTTTGTCTGCTGGATGGAAGCAGCCATGGGGGTGCTGCGCCCGGATCTGCTGGCGAAGGTAGTCATCACTTCATAACCGGGGAGTCTTTTATATGGCGAAACTGATTTTCAATATGAAACCGGGCCCGGTGATGCTGAGCAAGTCGGGGATTAAGCTGAAGCCGGGGGGCTGCACGGAAGTGAAGAGCGTGACCGAGGAGATGAAGCTGGCGGAGAAGCGAGGACTGATAAAAATCGGCGACAAGACCGCCACCCCTCCAGCAGCAGCCACCCCGGAGAAGCGGGAGTGGATGGTGGATTATTCCAGAGAAGCGCAGGGTGAAATCACGGTGCACGATTTGTCCACCGGGCGCAAACTCACCGCTAAAATTGAAGAGAAGAAGGGGGAACAACATTACAGGTTGGAGAATATCGGTACGGTGAACGGACAGAAATATACTCCTACTCAAATGGCGAAGGAACATTTCGATGGCGCTGAGTGAGGTCAGAAGCAAGCTGCGGCTGGAATATGATGATAGCGGAGCGCCGCCGCTCTTGTCCGATGAGCAATTGAACCGGGCCATCTCGCGGGCGGTATCCGCCATCAATCTCAACCTGGAACGGTCTTACACCATCATTCAAGAAGAAGTCCAGCCAGCGCTTGATTTAGATGATGAGGAAGTCTTGTTGACGCAGGCGATGATCACCGTCTGCGCCATGATGCAGTCCAAGACTGCGCGGAATTTCAGCTTTTCTTCCGGGGACAAGAAGATCGACAAGACCAAGCAGCCGGAGTACTGGGCGAAGTTGGGGCAGAGTTATGAAGCGAAATACAAAGAAATGGTAAGCGAGCGCAATCCCAGCTATGGGACGGAGACCGAATTGCTCATTCCGGTGATTTATGGAAATAACTAATGATTTTGACGGCGGAAGATAGAGATAAAATGTCCGGCGATGTAAGTGAGTTAATCGCCGCCTATTCCGAGATTGCGGAAATAATTCGTCCGGCGGTATCGGGAGCGGGCTCCTTTGCCGGCGCTTATGAACCAGCGGAATCATCCTTGGGTGTTTTTCCCCTCGAATTCAAACAATTATCGCCGGAGGAACTGAAGCAGCTGGGCGCCGATGGGGTATGTTCATTGCTTCCTGATACTAACATTCAGGAAGGCGACATTCTGGTTTATCAAGATAATCGTTACCGGGTGACCGAAGTGAAATCGGAAAACTGCTTCGGGGCGGTCACCCATCTGACGGTGAAACTGGAGCGTGTCTATCAGTCATGATGAAGATGAATATTGCAGTGGATTTGGGAAAAATCAAGGGATTGAAAAGGATGCTGAAAAAGTGTCCGGGGGAACTGGAAAGGGCTTTGGAAGAAGGGATTGTAAGCCTCGCCTTGTCGCTGGAGGCTTTCGCCAAGCAGAAGCTGAAGGAACAGGGCGCGATCGATTTAGGGCAGCTGCTAAATTCCCTCACGGTGAAAAGGATTTCGCCCAGGCATGCTATTGTGGGCACCAATGTGGAATATGCAGCGGCAGTGGAATTTGGAACTAAGGGGCACTGGCTTAAGATCGACAATATCCCCGGCTTCAGGAACTGGCTGAAGCATCATAATATCGACCCGGAAGAGAAACTGGAGTTTTTCTATGTGGAGCCCAAACCGCGACCTTATATGGAGCCAGCCTTCCAGTGGGGAAAACTGATTTTACCGGAGACAATAGAGAAAGAGATTGAAACCACCATACGCAGGATGAAGAAAGAGCTATGAAATATCTGCAAGCCCTATCCGCTTATATTCAAGGTCAAATTCCCAATTTATATGCCTTCAAAGATGGTTTGGGTTTTTATGCCGCCGGGAATCCCTATCCCTATTTTCTGACCGATGTGATTTCCAAGCGCAAGCTTAATCTGGGAACCGGAGTCTGGGACAAGACCATCCCTTTGGAAGGCGACACCTTCCTGAAGGCTAAAATCATTAAGAATCATATCGTGGTGCGCTTCACCATCCGGGCGGTTTCTGAACCTAACCGCAACGGTAACGACACCGTCGCCGATATCACCGACCAAATAGAATTTATTCTGTTTGATATGTGCAGATATGGAACTGGAAAAGAATTATCTATTCCCGATTTAGACGAAAAAGTTTATGTGGAGAAATCGGTCTTTCAAGGGCGGTCGGATATCGCTCCGCTGGAAAAGGGGCTACCCTTTGTTTACCAGCAATCACTATCATTTCTTTTCATCATTAATGAATATTTGACCGAGGAAGTATCTTCGGCTTTTGAGATTATCAATATAAACCTATAAATGGAGCAATAAATATGGTGGAAAGCAGTAAAAAGGAGACGGGCGCGACTGCTACCCCAGCCAGCGCCAGTCCCAAACCGCAGCTGCTTCGGGTTTCTACCATTATCAGTAACCATAAAATCGAGGCAGTGACCGCGGCGGCGGTGATGACCGCGAATAGGATTGATCCTTCCAGCCGCATGGAAACCGCTAAATTCCTGAAGCTGGTGGAGCAGTTTAGAAACCGCAAGATCAAAAACACCGGAGGCAGACGATGAGCACATATGTACGGAAAGATGTCTACACCGAATATCTATCGGGTACGGTGGTGGTAACGCCGCCCCCTTCTAACATCGAATTTGTGGCGGGCACAGCGCAGGGCGGACTGCTAAATACCCGCTATACCATTTCCGACAAGACCACCGCCATCAATCTCTTCAAGGGAGGTGAACTGCTGGATGCGGTGGTTGAGCGATTGGACGCCGGGAGTTCTCTGATCTATGCAGTGCGGATAGGCCCGGCAGTGAAAGCCAGTCTTACTCTTCAGGACGCGTCTTCCAACGAAGTC